TTATATAGCTTTTTTTAGTTGCTTCTTTTGCTGGCATTCTTCCTCCCACTTCATTACATCAGTAGCGAGGTATCTTTTCATTGTCCCGCCTTCAGAACTTAAAGCTGGGGCTGGGAAGGGAATACCCCAAGGAGTGTTAATTTCCCAACGATTAAGTGTGCGTTTAGTAATATGAAACATCTCACACACATTGTTAGATGTCAGATATTTATCCACCTTACCCCTCCTTACTTTCCGCTTTAACTTCTTCTAACATGGCCTCAACTCTCTTTAATTCAGATCTAGAACGTTTAAAAGCTTCTCAATTAGTAGAAAAGCATAATTTAGACTTGTTGACTGTCTAGACGCTTTATGGCATATTTTTGATATAGTGGACGAAGTATAAGTAATTCACTGATCTAAAGCTCATCGTTTGATGGGCTTTTTGTTTTTATACTTGCTAGATTTCAATTATGATTTAAAATTAAATCAGGTGGCTCGTCGCCAAACATCGCCACCTGAAATTCTATTAGAAATGATAGTTATTTGTTTGTGTCACCTCCATATTAATTAATTGTAGAGTTGATATTGTGTTGTACTGGTGGTGGGCACCAAGCGCCACCAGTACAATCGTTAAAAGCGCCCCTTTTCTTTGCATTAAGTAATGTTCCTTTGATTTAATGGTTAGATTTACACCACACATTAGCTGTCTTCATCCTAAATACATGGTCGTTACATTATAAATCATCTAAATTGAATGCTTGTCTAAATGTTAAGCGTTTAAGAATGCCCACTTAAGCATGTTTATATTTATGCTATAGTCCAGTCTAATTAGAATTTGGTACTTAAAATGAATATCTGTGTTGGTGGTGAACTAGATGGGCAAAAGATAGAGAAAGAAGGCAGATTACTAAAAGCTTCTGATATCGACCCATCTTTTAAAACTGAGTACTACAAGCAAGTTTTTAACCGCGACAACATTAACTATCATTTTTGGCTGCCAATTGGATCTGACTTACATGATATGTCTGAGAAAGTTCTAAATATCATTAGATCACCTAAAAACTAGTTTTATCGTTTGCCGGACGTATTACGGCGCAAATGGCCCCGCTAAATATCGATTATTGGCGGGGCTTTTTATTAAATTTTAATTGAATTTGCTAAGGATAAAGATGTATAAAAATATTATAAAATCCAATAATTATATTATTAATTCAATAATTTATTTAAAATTAAATTAATCGAATTTAAACAATATTTACTTAGATGATGCATTAGGTAACTCAAATAAACATGATTTTAGGAGAATAATTAAAAAAACGGAGTACAAATGCTATGAATGAGAATGTAGAGCTAATAAATTACATTGATGTAGCTGAGACAGTTTACGAACGGGTATATGAAAATAATAAAATTTCAAATAATTTGATTGTTAATCTAAATCGCATTATGGCTGAGATAAAGAATCAAGCTGCAGAAAAAAGACTCAAATTGAAGTACAGCTCAATAGACTTTGAACATTGTTTAAGTTTGCCTTTAGCTGATCGCAAAATAAAAGTAGATTTAAGCCTTATACCTCATTTTGAAGATCGTGAAGAAAGTATTTTGTGGTTAACTAACTTTATTGGAAAAATTTGTGAGCCCAGAAAGATGCAAAGACAGAAAAAAAATCTTCATTAAGTACCTGTGAATTTTAGATGAACCGCCCTTAAAGCGGTTTTTATTGCTAGTAGAATATTTAAGGTATCTTTTCTAATAGGCACATACTATTGAAGTGTTTTTAATTTATTTTTTAGATTGAAAAGATTGCTATTTAAGTAATTTAAATATAAAAATCTTTATTGATTGAGAGTAGTTGTTATACAGGATATTTATAAGGATTTTAAAATGACAATTATCACATTGCTCGATGTTAAGACGAAGAAGAAAGTGATAGTTCGGTCCGTAATAGACCCAATAGCAAGAATAGACAAAAAAGGGAATATACAAATTATTCAAATTCATAAATGGCTATATGATGAATCTGGAGATTTCGTTGATGAAGACTTATATGAGGCACTCAACAATGGAGAAGTTGGAATATACATAACTTTGCAGTATATGATCATTAATATTGAAAATTAATTATTTTTTATTTTTTATTTTTAGTCAGTGTGATTTCTTACTCTCTAGAGCCTAATGGTTACTACACATAAGACCTTATTAAGTATTACCTATTGATGGGCACATATTCTTTATAAGTCTTGATAAGTAAAAAAATTATGTAGGCTAAAAATAAAACCATTCAAAAAAAGAAATCTTTATCTATTTAAATATGAATATTTGATATTTTTAATTCAGTCCCTATTGCTAGTGCTTAAATATTATGCCAATATGAAGTTGGAGATATTTCCGAATAGATATTTCCTATTTCAGGTCTAAGCGTTTTTTTTCGCTAAGCCCATTTCTGAATAAAAATAGGAAGTGGGCTTTTTTATTTTTAAATATTTCAGTATTATCAGTGTGTTGCTTTAAGTAACACTAAACCTTATTGATCAGCGCAAATATCAAAAAAGGGGGAGCTTGCCTACTAGGCAAGCTTTTTAAATTGATAATTTAAACACAATAATCCATTTTAAAGCTCAATAGAAAAATCAAACTTCCCTAGCTTTTATTCGTACTAATTTATTGAATATAATCGTTTTTATAATTTTTAAAATTTCCTTAAACTAAAAATGGAAAATTTCTTGTTGCAACATTGTTATAATAGGACTACCTTAAGAAAAATACTTTATAAAAATGAGGAGCTGCCGAAATGCCACAGTATCTCATGTTTGCGGAAAATATTTATAACAAAATTAAAGATGAGGAATTGTTTTCACATGACTGTATTGAAAATATGAACTTACTTATGACATGTATACGCAGAGAAATTGAGGGAACAGAATTTAAATTAAAATATAATTTTATTGATTTTGTTGAATTGTTTAGTAAACAATTAGATGAATGTAAAGTAAAAATAGATGTGAGTTTGATTCCTCCTCATAATTCAGAAGGTGAGTATATTTTATGGTTAGCTGGATTTATCGAAAAAATTACAGAAGGTGGACCTAAACCACCTCCGCCTATAAAGAAATTTATTCCAGAGTATATGAGCTTCAAATCTGAATTAGATTTTTTACCCTTAAATGAGGAAAAAATTCAAAACGAAGGTAAAGAAATTACGGATTACTTTAATTCAAAGCTTTATAAGGCAACTTTTAAGAAGTAATACTATATTGCCTGTGAGTTTAGCCACCGCCTAAGGGCGGTTTTTTTATGGGTGAGAATAATGGATTCTACAGAATACTTTTGGCTTACTCGGAAAAAAGAACCTAAAACCAAACCTAAAAGCAGACCATTGCCCAAGGCTAAAGAAAAATATCTCGAAGCTGAAGAAACATTATTTCAAGAATTAGAAGAGCATCGAATTGGATACCGAAGAAAATTTCAATTTGAATCAACTAAAAATTGGCGGTTCGATTTTTATATTGTGAAGTTGAATCTTCTTATAGAAATTGCTGGCAGTCCTTGGGCAGTTGGTCGCGGGGGTAAAAAGATTGCAAATTCATTTAATAAATATGAACTAGCTCTAGACCGAGGTTATGAATTTGAGCGTCTTGAACCTCACCAAATTGAATCAGGTTATGCAATTAACTGGATTAAAAGCGAATTAGCGAGAATTGAAGATGGAACAGATCAGACCATTCCCACCACAGGACTTGATTGATAAAGCCGAAGAGGATGAAGCAATTAGATTAGCTCCAGCACCTGACTTAATGAATTGGGTGATCACAAACTTTTTAACTATTGGTGGTCCTTTACATAACCCCGATCATGATCATATTGCTGAGCTACTTCACGACAATGAAGAATTTCTAGCCTGTGCATGGGCTTCATCCGCATGTGTAGCTAAAAAACGCATGGTTCTAGGCCAATGTGAAAAGGTGATGTTTAACCAAGGTGGTTGGAAGAAAGCTCGCCAAGAGCAGCAAATGCGTGATTGGTTTGGCTATGTGCCTGTATATCTAATAACAATTGATGCTAGTTATTGCGACCAAGCTACTGACAGAGACTTTTGCGCTTTAATCGAACATGAGCTTTATCACATTGGGGTTGAACGTGATGAAGACGGCGAAGCTCTTTACAGTGAAATGACTGGCTTACCAAAGCATTACTTGGCAGGTCATGACGTTGAAGAATTTATTGGTGTTACCAAACGGTGGGGAGCAGACGAGAACGTGAAGCGACTTATTGAAGTAGCAAAACAAGCGCCGTTTGTATCAGATGTAAATATTTCCAAGTGTTGTGGAACATGTTTAATAAGTTGAGCCTTTGGGCTCTTTTTTTTGTCTATTTTGCTAGACGTAGCTAGACAAAGGTAGGGGTATGGCAGCATTAAAAGAACAAGTGAAAATCTATATTGTTCAAGCTCTTGCATGCATGGATACACCCCAACAGGTTGCGGATGCTGTCAAGCAAGAATTTAACATTGAAATTGATCGAAAACAGGTTCAGCTATATGACCCAACGAAAGCTGCTGGGAAAAACTTAAGCGAAAAATTTAAGCTATTGTTCGAAAAAACTCGAGAGGAATTTAAGAACAATATTTTCGATATCCCTTTGGCTAACAAAGCATTTCGCATTAATGAGCTGCAGAAAATGTATGACTCGACTAAAAACAAAGTCACAAGGCAGAACATTATTAAGCAAGTTAAAGATGAGATGCAGGGCCATTCATTGCAGTTGCTAGATCTTGAGTTGAAACAACTTGAGATTGAAAAGATAAGATCGGGTGATGGTGAGGGGGGCGATGATCCAACACCAGTAAAAGTAACCATTCAAGTTGTAGATGCGAGTAAAAAAGATGCCGAACATCAATCCGACGCTGAATGTACCTCAGGCTAATTTTTTACAGATGGAAAAGAAATTCCGAGCGTTTGTTGCTGGCTTTGGATCTGGAAAAACTTGGGTTGGTTGCTCAAGCTTGTGTAATAAAGCTTGGGAGTTTCCAAAAGTGCCTTTAGGTTACTTTGCACCAACTTACCCTCAGATCCGAGATATTTTCTTTCCTACAATTGAAGAAGTTGCATTCGACTGGGGGCTTAAAACTAAGGTATATGAAACCAATAAAGAGGTGGATATATATTATGGCCGTCAATATCGAACCACTATCATTTGTCGCTCGATGGAGAAGCCTGCCACAATTGTTGGTTTTAAAATAGGTCATGCTTTGATTGATGAGCTAGATGTTATGGCCATGAATAAAGCACAACAAGCATGGCGTAAGATTATTGCCCGTATGCGTTACAAGCAAGCTGGTTTGTTAAATGGTATCGATGTGGCCACTACGCCAGAGGGATTTAAGTTTACTTATGAACAATTCGTTAAAGAGGCGAATAAATCAGAAGCTAAGCGAAGCCTTTATGGAATGATTCAAGCATCAACATATGACAATGAAGCAAATTTACCAGACGATTATATTTCATCGTTATTTGAATCGTATCCGCCCCAACTCATTTCTGCTTATTTGAAAGGGCAATTTGTAAACTTAACCAGTGGTGCTGTTTATCCTGACTTCGATCGTACTTTAAATCATACTGATGAGGAAATTAAAAAGGATGAGCCATTACTTATAGGTATGGACTTTAACGTACTTAAGATGGCTGCTGTTGTTTACGTTATTAGAGAAGGGAAGCCAAGAGCATTGGATGAATTGGTAGGAGTCAGAGATACCCCGACTATGTGTTATTTGATTAAAGAGCGCTTTCCTGATCATGATATTACTGTGATACCAGACGCTTCAGGGCAAGCAACTTCTTCAAAGGGATTTAGCGAATCCGATCATGCAATTTTAAAGAAAAATGGATTTAAGGTTGAAGTGAATGGGGTGAACCCGGGCATTAAAGACCGTATCAATGCAGTTAATGCCCAGATCCTGAATGCCGATGGCGAAAGACACCTCAAAGTAAACACAAACAAATGTCCTAACTTTACGGCCACTCTAGAACAACAAGTATATGACAGCTTCGGCATGCCAGATAAGACTGCAGGATTGGACCACGTTGGTGATGCTGGTGGATATCCATTAGCTAAACGTTTTCCGATCATCATTCAGAAAGTATTTAAACGGCGCACAATCGCTGGTTTTTCTCGTTAAACAACGCACCTTTTCAGGTGCTTTTTTATTGGTGTTTTTATGGCAGTTACTGATAAACATCCGCAGTATATTGCTGCACAAAAAAGCTGGTTGATTATGCGTGACGCCGTTGCTGGTGAAGAGCAGATCAAACAGGCACAAACAAAGTACCTAGCTAAATCGGCCGGAATGATTGAGGCTGAAAAGCAAGGTGATACGACTGGAGAGATTTATAAGGCCTATCTAAGTCGAGCTCAGTATCCGCTATGGGTTCAGGACGCATTACGCACAATGATCGGGTTAGTTTCAAAGCTTGAGCCGAATATTGTGATTGAAAGTTCTCTACTTAAAGGATTGATAGAGAATGCAACAAATGACGGTTTTGGGCTTAAACAGCTCTTTATTCGCATTTGTTCAGAGTTGCTAGAGTTTGGGCGCTGTGGGCTGCTTGTCGATGTTGATGCTAACGGAGTGCCATATTTCGCCTTATATGATGCGTTATCTATTATCAACTGGAAGGAAAACAGTATCGGTGGTCGTAAAGATCTAAAACTGTTAGTGCTCGAGGAGCAATTTGATAATAGTGAAGATGAATTTGGCCATGATACGAAAACGGTCCACCGTGTTTTATCTATGGTAGACGGTGCGCTAACTGTCCGTTTATTTGATGGATCTATTGAAGAAGATAAAACGCCTGATTTAGGGGGTAACCAACTTTCATTCACGCCGTTTGTTTTTTGCGGCACGATTGATAATTCGCCTGATGTTGGTACGGTACCATTGCTTACAATGGCCAAGGCTGCTCTGAAGTATTACCAACTTAGTGCAGATTATTACCAGTCACTTCACCATACAGCTCATCCGCAGCCTTGGATTAGTGGCCTTGATGATGACGATGATGATGATATTAGCGTTACTGGTGTTATGGCTGTCTGGAGTCTTCCTCCAAATTCACAATGTGGTTATTTAGAAATTTCAGGTAACGGCATTGAACTCACTAAAAAGGAAATGGATGCGCAAAAGAATTCAGCATTAGAAGCTGGGGCTAAAGTAGTTGATACCAATACACAGGAATCAGGTGAAGCGCGCCGTGCACGGCAAGACGATCAGCAAGCAAGTCTTCACAGTATCGTGATGTGTGCAGCTGCAGCAATTGAACAAGCCATTAAGTATGCAGCGCAGTGGTTAAAGCTGGATTCGACAAAATATTCATTTACAGTTGAACCTGAGTTTATTGTGCAGGTCACGGATATTAATCTTGCAAAACAGCTTTATGAGGGTGCTATTTCAGGGAAAAACTCTTTCCGCACATATTGGGAATACCTGATGACAGGTAAATTACCAGCTCACGACTATCAGGAAGAAGTGAAGCGGGTAGAAATAGAGCGAGATAACACTCCTTTGTAGAGGTGACGCATGGCTTCAAAAGAAGATAAATCGCTGATTGAAATACTTACCCAACATCAGGCGTATTTATATCGGGTGTCTTCTCAATCTGTTAATGAGCTATTAAAAATCTTTAATGATGAGTCGACATTAATGTTGGCCAAGCTTCGGGATTTGCTTGATGAATTAAATGATTCTGAAAAGGTGGCTCTAGCAAGTGGGCAGTACACTACAGCTAATCTTAAAGAAATTCGTGATCTGATTGCTCAGTGGTTTATTGGGCTAAATACTGCATTACCTGAAGCTTTCGCTGTTTCTGCTACTGCCTTGGCTGTTTATGAAGCTAATTACACGGCGAAGCTATATGGCGGCAAGATCAAAAAGCCAAATGGTGAAAAGCTATATGCCGCAGCTAAAAAAATACCATTGGTAGGCGGTGCTCTTGTTGATGACCTGCTATCCAGAATTGCTGAAAATGCTCGTCAAAAGGTTGAGTATGCAATTCGGGATGGTATTAACTCAGGTAAAACTAATCAGGAAATTGTTCAACGTATTCGCGGCACCAAAAGGCTTAATTATGAGGATGGCATTTTAAGCAGTACCAAGACGGATATTGAACGAACCGTAAGAACTGTGCGAAGTCATGTGGCCAACCAAGCATATCTAAAGAGCTTTGATCAGATTGGTTTTGAATATGTCCGATTGGTTGCAACGCTTGACGGAAGGACATCAAAACTTTGTGCATCTCTGGATGGTTCAGTTTGGGAAATAAACGACCCAGCGAAACGGGTACCGCCCTTGCATCCCAATTGCCGAAGTATTCTGGTACCTGTAGAGAAAGACGGTCGACTTGTCGGTGAACGCCCATTTGTAATGGATGAGCGAAGAGTAAAGGATATTCCAAAAGATGAGCGAAGCCAATTAATAGGGCAGTTGGATGCCAACACCACTTTTAAAGAGTTCTTCAAAAAGACAGACGATTTCTTTCAAAGAGAATGGTTAGGACCAAAGCGTTACAAGCTCTATAAGGAAGGGAAATTTGATTTTGATAAGTTCTTCGATCCTGAAGGGCGACTTTACACATTGAACCAACTTCGAAAGTTGGATGAGCAAACCTTTAAGGAGTTGGGCTTATGAGTGAGTCAAGACATTTAGTGCTAAAGCGTCACCCTACTTTGAAAGGTTATCTGGTTATTTGTGATGAAGAAACTGGACAACCTCTAGCTGGACAAAGAGCAGTACAGATGAATTCTGATGCCTTAAATGGACCCGCAACAATTACTGTAACTTTTGAAGCATATGGTGCTCATGGTGTTCGCTTAGTGAGTGATGCACCAAGGCCAAATCAAACAAAGGAAATGTAGCGAAAGGTATTACAAATGTCTGAAAAGCAAATCACTATGTCAGATGCTCAATATATTCTGAGCACAAAATTAATTCTGGTGCCATTTCTTCAAATTAAGATTTCAAGAGCCATGGCAATTTATGGTTTTACTTTTGAAAGATTAAAAGCAATTGCACTCATCAATTAGAACTTAATTTTTAACCTTAGCACCTTCGGGTGCTTTTTTTGTGAGAAGAAAATGATCAAAGAAGTAACAGAGCAAGAGTTAGCTGAAAAGTCTGTGGCACCCCGAGTAACTAAAGCGCAAATTGATTCATTGATGGAGCGTGTTACATATACGGTTGAGCAACGCCCCGGTGGCACGACATCTACTTTTGTCCATGCATTTTTAGATGGAAAGTTTTTCTTAGCAACGGGTTTTAGTGCATGTGTGAATGCTGAAAACTTTGATGCTGAAATTGGTGAGCGTATGGCTCGTGGAAATGCAGAAAAGTCAGCTGAAAATAAACTTTGGGAGCTAGAAGGCTACCGTTTATTTGCAACAAATTACTAAGTTTTCAATCGAAATTTAGCGTCCTTAGGGGCGCTTTTTTAATGCCTTGAGATAAGGCTTTACCCAAATCAAACGAGAGGTTTGAACATGTCATTGCCATTTATTGTTGATTCACTTGATGCAATCAAAGAAGAACACCGAGCTTTATATATCGAGGAAAACGGGAAGTTTCGCCTTGATTTAGAAGGTTATGAAGATCCAAAAGGTTTGAAATCTGCACTTCAAAGCGAGCGAGATGCTGCTAAGAATGCAAAATTGGAACTTCAAAAGCTTCAGAAACAATTTGAAGGTATTGATCCTGAAATTGTCAAAAAAGTCTTTGCTCAAATTGACCAAGACGAAGAAGCCAAATTAATCGCGGAAGGCAAGGTTAACGAAGTGATTCAGAAGCGCACCGAGAAGATGCGTGAAGAACATGAAAAGTTACTGAAGGCCGAAAAAGAACGTGCTGATAAAGCCGAAGCTTATGCACAAAAGTTCAAGCAATCAGTGATTCAAAGCCAAATTGTACAGGCTGCTGTTGAGCTTGAAGCATTGCCAGAAGCTACTGCCGATATTGCCTTTTTAGCTCAGTCAAAATTTGCATTAGATGAAAACGGCAAAGCAGTAGCAGTTGATGAAAATGGGGACGTGGTCATTGGTAAAGATGGCCAAACAGCATTATCGCCAAAAGAGTGGGTTGAATCTCTACGTGAGCAAAAACCGTATTTCTGGCCAAAACCAAATGGTATGGGTGCACCAGGTAGCAACAATTCAAAAGGTCAGCCAGACATTCTCAAAGCAGATGGCACGGTAAATATGACCAAATTGGCGCAATTACGAAATGAAAATCCGCAACTAGCTAAAGAGCTAGCGGCAAAACACGGTATTAAACTTTAAGGAGTAAAGCCTAATGGCTGAGACAAAAATTGCTGATGTAATCGTACCTGAGTTATTTACTCCGTACGTATTAAATAAGACTGCCGAGAAGTCTGCTTTATGGCAGTCAGGCATTGTTGGGGAGCTTGATGAAAAAGTTGCTTTTGGTACAGAAGGCGGTACCACAGTAAATATTCCTTTCTGGAATGATTTAAGCGGTGAGTCCGAAGTACTTTCAGATGGTAAAGCTCTTGGGGTAAATAACATCACGGCTGGTAAAGATATTGCTATTTTGCATGCCCGTGGTAAGGCTTGGGGTGCAAATGATTTGTCTAAAGCATTATCTGGTGATGACCCATTGGGTGCGATTGCTGATCTTGTAGCAGATTACTGGGCTCGTGAATTTCAGGGGTTTACCGTAAATACACTTAAAGGTGTATTTGGGTCTGCAAGCATGGCAGGTAATACCCATGACATTTCGGCTGGTACTGGAGCAGCAGCCGTAATTGATGGTCATTCATTTATCGATGCATCTTATAAACTGGGTGATGCTGTTGATAAATTAACAGCGATTTCAATGCACTCATTCACAATGGCAGCACTAGCCAAGCAAGGTTTAATTGAAACTGTGCGTGATGCTGATGGTGTTGTGCTCTACAAAACTTTTATGGATCGCCGTGTGATTGTAGATGACAGCATGCCAGTTGAAGGCGACGTATTTACTTCTTACTTGTTTGGTTATGGCGCGATTGGATTCCAAGATATTGGGGCACCGGTTGGTGTAGAAACAGACCGTGATAGTCTAGCAGGAACAGATATTCTTATTAATCGCCGTCACTTTGTATTACACCCTCGTGGCATTAAATGGGCGGGTGATACAGGTATTGCTCCTAATAACGCTGGTCTAGCAACTGCTGCAAACTGGGAACGTGTTTACGATCCTAAGCAGATCCGAATTGTGGCATTCAAGCACAAGATCAAATAACAAAAAGGCGGGTAATACCGCCTTAACTATTTGGAGATCCATAAATGGGACTTTCATCATTTAACCGTGCACGGGAAAGACAACAAATGACAGAAACAAAAATTGCTGAGTTAGAAGAACAACTGGCTACTGTAAAGGGTGAATTTATTGCCTTTCAAAATGATCCTGAGGCAATGAAAGCACGTATTGCTGAACTGGAAGCAGGTGAAGGGGGTCAAACACCTGAAGATGGCCAAAAGCCCAGTGATACTCAACCGCAACCAATTAACTATGCAGGTCTCAAAGTAGATGAGTTGCGTGCGGTCTTGACTGAAAAAGGCATTGCATTTGAAGCAGGCGCTAAAAAAGAAGAACTTTTAGCATTAATTCCAAAGGAATAATCCATGAGCTTTATCACTGAACAAGAAGCAATTGAACGTGTAGCAGGCTTTAATGCTTTATCTGACAGTGATAAAGCTGACTATCTTGAAAAATCGGAAGCTTACTTATTAGCGCGTAACGTCAAGCCTTATGAAGATGTGACAACGGTCCCCAAAGCCCTGAAAACAGCGTCATTTGAAGTCATTAAAGGCATCATGAAGGGTGAGCTATATCAAGGCCAAGAACAGGCATTAAAGCGAAAAAAAGTGAAAGCTGAGGTTGAGTCTGAAAAGGAATATCAAGACGGATCTGTAAAGCTTAATGCAACTGAACAATACATTCTTGATTTGATCAAGCCATATTGTAAGCGTCGATCAGTGATATTTATTAGGAAAATCTAATGAGCTTAAGAGACGAGATTCAGGCTGATATTGCTGAAGCATTTAATGAGGACCTTGCCGATGCCGTTCATCCCTTTACTTGTGACCGTATTGTTAGTACGAATTGGAATCCTAAAACGAATACTTCAGAAGATGTAATTGAGCATTACGAAGGCCGTGGTGTTTTATTTGCTTCTTATAACCAATATGAAGTTTTAACTCTTGGAGTTCAGGCAACTGATAAGAAGGCTATTGTGCTGCAAAATGAAGTCACTAAAGAGCCAAAGATTGATGATGAATGGAACACGGCGCAAGGTACTTTTCGCGTCATGCATATCAAACAAGATCCAATCGGTGCAAGCTGGAAATGTCAGTTGAGGAGAGTATAAATTTTTATTGCTTAATTTCATTGGTTTAAGCTATATATCTATTTTTAAAATATTTTCTTGGGGATAATATGGGGTATATCGTTAAATTAACCGATTCTGATAAATATTTAATTCCAGATAATGACGGTTGGATCACAACAACTGACTCAAAAGAAAAAGCTGTAGAAATTGGTCAAATAGATGATGAAGAGTCTGCTGAGTTAACTGCGCATAGTTTTAGTGGCGGTATGACTGCAGGTGTCGATTTTTTAATTGAGAAGGTTTAATTGAATTATGGCAACTCAAGCATATGTAATTGTCATTGAAATCCCTGAAAAGAAATGCCCAAATGTGAGAGGCAAATCTAGTCTAATTAAAGATGGTAAGGCAAAAGTTTATCTTTCTAATAATACAACTTCCAAAGATGCAGAAAATGGTTTTGACCGCTATGGAGTTACAGGTGGTCGAAATGCTGTAGTTGTTACTGAATCATCATTTCCAAAATACGAAGAAGAAATTACAAACTATCTTAATCGAAGATTTGGAGATGAATGGTCATTAGAATTAGAAAAGTGCTCAGTTGCATAATTTAAACCCACTTCGGTGGGTTTTTTATTGGAGTAAAAATGAAATGACTTGGACTGCTTTAGAAGTTTATGACAGCGTTCAGGTAGTGCCTGACGATGATCTTAAGCCCCATTCATTAATACATTGTGAATGCCATCCCAAATATGAGGATGGCATTTTTCTTCATAACTCATTTGATGGTAGAGAAGCGACTGAAACTCCTTTGCCAAGTTAAAGGGTAGACCATGGTTAATCCTAATTATGTGCCCGAATGGTATATCTCGCCACTCCAACATGTGCAGTACACGCTTGCTCGAAATCAACTACACATGGATTTGTTATTTGAAGATATGGGCAAAGCCGATCAATTTTTAGATATGGGGGAAGATGCTCAGGTTAGTTCTTATTCAGACGGCGCATATGCAATTGTCCAAATTGGTGATACAGCGGATAAGGACCAAATACAAGTTTATGGATTGCTTTTACATGAGGCTGTTCATATCTGGCAAATAGTAAAACGGCGAATGGGTGAGCGCGAGCCGAGTGTAGAGTTTGAAGCGTATTCGATTCAAGCGATATCTCAAGACCTTTTTGAAATGTTCGAAGCAAGTGAGGTTAAAAACCATGGGATGGACGGGAGCAAAGCCGACCAGCTTCAGTTTTGAAGTTGAGAAACAGGCATATGAGCTTGTAAAGAAAATCACTATGGATACAGTGCAATCACTTGTCGTTTCCAGTCCAGTGGACACAGGAGCTTATCGGGCCTCTCACATTGTTTCAGTTGGTTCTGGTGACTATGGTGTGCAAGAGCCTTCTACTAATGCCGTGCAAGATGCCGCGATTCAAGCTATTAAGTTTAAGTTGGGGAGTTTGATCTATATTCAAAACAACCAGCCTTATGCAGAGCGCTTAGAAAACGGCTGGTCAGATCAAGCGCCGTTGGGTATTTATAGCACAACGTTTACATACATTACTCAAAAGTTCGGTGGCTAAAATGGCAATGACTTTAGAGCAAGCTAGACAAGCTATCGTGGACCGAATGATGAGTTTTACAGGGATTTCTCAAGATAGAATCCAGTATCCAAATGCACCAGGTTTTACGGTACCAACAAAAGGTGTGTGGTGTCGTTTAACCATTACGGGAGGACCAAGTTTTATAGCTGGACTAGGGGGTAAGCCGTGTACACGCCGTAGTGGTAATATCTTAATTCAGTGTTTTGCCCGTCCTAATACTGGAGACAGGGAAGTAACAGAACTTAGTGATACATTGCTGGCACATTTTGAATATTTCTCTGTCGAACACTTAGAGTGTTTGAATGGACAATCAATTTTTGTCGGTCAAGATGCTGACTTTGTTCAGTTTAATGTGACTATTGGTTATAGGGTGAATTGATATGTCCTGCATGCTTACTCAAGAAGAAATCGAAATTAAACGGCAAGAACTGGAAAGACATCTTGAAGATGTTATGTCTGTTGAGTTGAGCAAATGGCAATCTGAAAACAGGCTATGTGTTTCTGATGTGAATATACGCTTGGCTAATGTTGTTAGTCTCGGAGGGCCTAAACATAACGTTGTTACTGGAGTAAGTGTTGATTTAGATTACAATCCTTAAATTTCTTTTATTAAAAAAACGCTAATTAGCGGTTTTTTTTACGTCTTATTCACTACCACCTCATCGGTGGTTTTTTTATGTCTATAGGAATCACTTATGAGCAATTTTGTTTTTAAGCGTGGTGACACATTCAACTTAAACCTACAGTTGGTTGATATGGATGAAACTTTACCTTACCCATCGGATGACGTGCGTCGAGCAATTGACCTGACGGGTTATACGTTTACATCACAGGTTAAAACTTTAGATGGGGCAGCTGTAGCAACGTTAACTTGTGCACCTTTGAATCAAGGTACCCAAAAAGGTTGGTTGAATGTGACATCAAGCAGTAGCACTGCAACTTGGGCTTTAGGTCTGTGTCAGATGGATATTAAAGCCATAGTTGGTGGCAATACCCAACACACCGAGACTTTGACTTTCCAGGTGATTGATGGAGTGACTGCATAATGGCAAATCTTGTTTTTAAATTTAACTGGGACCATCGGCCATTCCCATATAACTCTGCCCAAGGAAAGCGGCAATTTATGCTGCCGTTTGCATCCGGAATTCCCAATTTAGCACCAGCATTTTCACAAATCACGAATATTCCTAATATCAATCCTGCTTCGAGAGTCGTTGGAACTGCGGTTGGAAATGTAATGGAAGTGGGGGCATTTGGACTAGGTCTATTACAAGATACGAAGTATATTTCAACAACTGATGATTTGAGTAATGTAGAGAATGGATTCTATTCTATTGAGCAAGGTGGTCATGCAGGTATTTTAATTCGTCAAGCTGCTGTTCAAGGTAAAACATTAATGGGAATTATTGGTTTTCCTTCAGACCCTGTTTCAAGTGCTCCATTCTATTACAAAATTAATCTAAGTAATGGTAAAACTCTTCAATCTCAACAAGCATATAAGTATGTCTTTCGAACTACGCAAAATACAGCAGTTGACGGAAACGGTTTTATTAAGGCAGCTTCTCCAATTGTAAAGTTATTTGCTTATAAAATTGAGTTGAATGATGACGCATCTAAGCAGTCGCTTGACTATGAAAAAGTAGGCACTGGCGATTACTTGCTAAAAGGTTCACTTGGTTTCGCTCAGGAAGGTTGGTATATCGAAGTCCCTAAAGATGCCAATGGGAATACTGTGGTAGCTGTTGAATATTCAACTTTAGAAAATGGTGATCTTTCCATCAAAACTTACAAGCGTAAGTTTGATTTCGAACTTGCGGCAGTTATAGCAGATCACGAAAATCCGATGGACATTCCAGAGGGACGCTGGATCGATATTCGCTTGCATGAAGAGCCTGAACCAGAGCCTGAGATTATTCAAACCGAAACACCTGTGGAATTCCAACCAACAAACTTATCTGAAGCTGTAGCTGCTGCAATGGCAGGGGTGGAACCTCCGGAAATCTCAGACACAGACGAAACACTTTAACAGCCCGCTAACCCAGCGGGTTTTTTATGCCTAAATTTTGGAGAACTATAAATGAGTTCAGGCGCAAAAATTCGATTATATGCTTGTGAAGAAGCTGTATTGGGAACAACTCCTGCAAACCCGATTTGGTACACCGTTCGACGTGTTACTGATAGTTTGACTGAAAACGTTACTACTGAAGATAGTAGTGAAGTCGTTGATTCACGTTTTCGCCAAGGTAGTGTCGTAACTGAAGCTGAAGTAACAGGTCAGTTAGAATTTGAATTGTCGTTAGGTACCTTCGATTTATTCTTAAATGTTTTAGCTTTCAATAACTGGGCTGCAAATGCTTTAAGTTTTGGTGGTGGAGTACGTAAATCTCTTACCTTAGTAAAAGTCTTTGAAGATATTGGCCAAGTCTTTATTTATCGCGGTATTCAAGTGAATACGGGTGAAATGACCATCCAGACAACGGGTAAGATTACTGGCAACTTTGGTCTTGTAGGCAGCTCATTCACACGACAGCAAGTCAATCCAGTTATTAATCCTATTCCGGCTTCAACACGCCCACTTGTCAGCATGCCAAATGTTGAAAAGTTACTTATTAATGGGCAGTCGATTCAGGGTAAAGCTTGTCTGCAGACACTCACCATTAACTTTAACAACAATCTTGAAGCTATTCGTTGTATTGGCTCAGGTTCGTACACACCAGAGTTTTATTTAGAGAAAATGATGGATATTGGCGTAAATGCCAACTTCATGTTCTCGGCAACTTCGGCAGCTTGGATTGATGCAATTAAAACGCGAGATATCTTCACACTGACTTTTGATATCACAGACAGTAAGGGGAGTAAGTATTCATGGAACTTCCCTCAGCTTGAAGTCAAAGAAGCTAATCATCCAGATGGTGGCGGTGACGATATCATTACTATTGATATTAACTTTGCTCAGGTCCGTACAAGTCCAATGATCATTCGTTCTCTTGTCTAATTTTTAATAATCAATCTTAAAGCTCATGGAATGCCATGGGCTTTTTTATTTCTAAAATTTCAGAGGTAGTTATGGCTTTAAAAGTCGGAATTATTAAAAGCTCAGACGTATCAAAATGGTGTGAATACAAAGGGATTGATGGAGAGGTACAGGCTGACTTTAAAGTCCGTGGTATCGCTTATAAGCCTTTTCAGGTAGCTATTGAACGAGCAGGAAACCAGATCTCGTCTAAAGGCTATGATGTGATGGTCAAAGATGAAGATGCCAAGCTTTACCACGAGCTTTTAATGGATGCTTGCGCCGCCCACTTAATCGAAGACTGGAAAGGTGTGGTATTTGCCGAAATCGTAGATGGTAAAACTGTTGAGTCTGAAAAGCCATATACACCGGAGAATGCCTCAAAGCTTCTTAATCTTGGTGATATTGGCATTTCAATCTGGCTATTCATTAAAGAACAAGCCCAGAAGATTCAGGAAGATGCAGACAAGGACAAGGCTTTAATTCTGGGAAAGTCATCGAGCTCTACAAATACCAAAAAACGTATGCGTCGAAAACGCCGCACGAAATCGAACAAATCAAATTCTTAGGTGGCCACATTCCGGATCCGCCAGAATATTCGTATGTGGCTGAATCCATTCTTTCGGCATTTAGCACTATATGCCGATCCAGACGCTATGAACAGAGCATCCCGTTATCATTAGACCAGCATGCAATCAATGTCTATGCTGAGTATAATGATTTGCCTGTGGCTACTCATATTTTTAATGACTGTGTTTTTGCTTTGGATAACCTGTTTCTGGATGAAGCACTTAAAAAGATTTCATCCAAAAGCAAAGTTAATTAATAGCTATCTTATTGATAGCTATTTTAATTACTGAATTTTAGTTGATAGAAATATATAATATTTACAATGATTTATATCTTATACTTATATGTTAGAAAAGCTTTTATATTCATTGGGGTTAACTATTTCTTTGGTTCTATTAGTTAGCTGCACTAAACAACAAGCTGAAACTAAACCGCATCCTCCTTCAGTTGAAGAGCAATTCATGCAAGCTAGTCAGCAGATTGATACGATGCTTAATGCTCTAGAGAACCGAGAAGTAGCTTTGAATATAAAGCGAGACATATTGTGTAAGACATATCCCGAGGTCGAGTGCTGAGAAAAGAGCAATCCCGCCACTATAGCCTAATCCAATCGTATCTGCTGACCAGTCACCAAGAGCTGTACCCAAAGTTTGGCTAAAGGTAATTGTTAACCAATAAAAGACTTCTGATTTAGGTTTATTAACGGTATGAGGGGAGACGCTGCCTTCAACTTTATACCAACCCAATAATGAGAAGATGACTAAGCCGAGGAGTAAGCTACTTCCTCCACTATAACCAATACCTAAAGATCGAGTGACAAAGTCTGCTAATGTTGTACCAACAGTTGTACTCGCAATAATGGTAAACCAATATAAATATGGTTTATAACTTTTTGCCTTAATTTGACAGATCAATAAGATAATAAAAACTATGGCAAAAATAAAAGTACTAGTTAAATACCCAAGTTTCAATGACATTGAAAAACTATCTCCGCCAGTTTCACCAAAAGTAGTTGCGAAGATTTTAGTAATCCAGAATAGAAGGGTAACTTGGGGGACTTTAGTTATATACTCACTCATTTCATGACTTGAATTATTCATCTAAGAGTCTCAAATGATAAATTTATCAAACAATAAATTTTTAAAATTAAGATGAGCTTAAAGATTTGTTTTTAATAATATAGCTTTGTATTCTTATTGGTTACTAAGCTCATTTTTTAATTTCTATTTAAGTTTTACTAGCTAAGATTTCGAGTTTTTAATATTTAGTGGTTTTTAAATGCTAGTAAATTTTTTAAAATTCAAAGAGATATGTAATAATATTACACTATTAAATTTTAATTTGCTTTTATCTATCTGGCTAGGTTTATTTCTGAATATAGGTTTTTTTAAAAAAATCCATCAACTTACACCTTATAATGGTATTAAGTCAGTTCTTTTCTTAGGGGCGACATTAGTTATTTTAATAGCGGCATATAATTTAATTTTTCAATTAATAAATTGGAAATGGACTGCCAAAATCTTTGCAATTTTATTGATATTTATTGGTGGCTTTAGCTCTTATTTTGTAAACACATTGGGTATCATTATTTCACCCGACCAAATTCAAAATATGGTGCAGACCGATGTTTCGGAAGTTACCGATCTAATCTCTTTACGCTTTGTTTTATGGACAGTTTTTTTTGTTATTTTGCCCATTTTTTTAATTTCTCAAGTTAAATTTAAACAAGAAAAAGTATCACGGTTGTTATTGAAGAAGGTATTTTCACTGGTAGCTTCATTGGCCGTGGTCGGTGTTTTACTTTTTACTTACTATGTCGATTTTGCTGCAATATTTCGTGAGCATCGTGATTTAAAAGGGATGATTTCACCGCAAAATAGTATTTCATCGCTTATGTCTTACTATCATAAGAAGGCTCCGAAGAAAAATCTGCCTCTTGTGATATATGGACAAGATGCTCACCAAGTTCAGCGCGTACAAAAGAACCTCCCTAAGTTAATGATACTTGTTGTAGGTGAAACGGCACGTGCCGAAAGTTTCTCTCTAAATGGGTATGCAAAAAATACGAATCCGGAGCTTTCTAAACAAGATATTTTCAACTTCTCTCAAGTGAGCTCATGTGGTACGGCAACAGCGGTTTCTGTACCATGTATGTTCTCGGGTATGCCACGTGTAGATTATGATGAGCAATTAGCTAGTCACCGCGAAGGTTTACTAGATATTGCAAAACGTGCGGGTTACCAAGTAACTTGGATTGATAATAACTCGGGTTGTAAAGGTGCATGTGATCGCGTTGAGCAATACCAAATTCCTGAAAACTTAAAGAAAAAATGGTGTAAAGATGGCGAATGTTATGATGACATTCTCATTGACAGCTTAAAGCAGTATTTGGCTACTATTGCCAAAGATGATGATCGCCCACGTTTGATTGTTTTACATCAGGTGGGTAGTCATGGACCTGCATATTACAAGCGTGCGCCTGAGGCATATCAACCATTTAAACCGACTTGTGATACGAATGCGATACAGGGCTGTTCGCAAACCGAATTGCTAAATAGTTATGATAATACAATCGTATATACAGACCATGTATTAAGCCAAATGATTAATACTCTAAAAGAAATATCAAAATATCAGACAGGTTTATGGTATTTATCTGATCATGGCGAATCAACCGGAGAACATGGTTTATATTTACATGGTTCACCTTATGCAATCGCACCGAGCCAACAAACACATGTACCAATGATTATGTGGTTCTCTGAAAGTTGGAAACAACATAATCTTGCTCAAGTGAATTGTTTAAGCCAACAAACTAAACAAAAGTTAAGTCAGGATAATTTATTCCCAAGTTTGTTAAGTTTGCTGGATGTAAAAACTCAGGTAGTAAATAACAAACTTGATATGTTGAGCCAATGTAAATAAATATATTTTTAATTTATATAAAACGAAGCAAAATAGACTTGTTTCGTTTTATAAAATGTATTGGTTCGTAATTAGCACACATTTTAAGATCCCTCTAAAATTATTTAATAAACCTTCGTCAGCTATGCATCAAACTTACAACAATATAATTATTCTTAAAACCCAAAGACCACCCAGATTCTTTATAGAAAGGTTCACCATATTTAATTGTATGCTCGATATAAAAGTAAACCCAATATTTCATTTCTTAATTCTCAATTATTTAGTAAGTGATTTAATTTTTTCTAACCATTTTGCATATGCTTCAGTTTGCTGGGGTAGGTACTCATAATAATCATAAGTACCTTGTTCACCAGACATTACATGACCAATCATGAGTTGTGCAACATCACGCGATGTAAATGCACTGAAATTAGTACGAGCAGTTCTTCGTAGATCATGAAGCGACCAATGTTTCATGTGATAATCATGATGTCTTCTAAGGCGTTCCATTACATAACCAGGCAATGAATTTGAAGAACCATGGCTCATAGGGGTTGCTTCACTGTCATTAGTTAAGAAGTACTCACAAGTGCTGTATTCAAAAGCCTCGACAATTAATGCCTCCATTTCAGGTAAAATAGGGCGAATAATTTCACGACCAGTTTTCTTGCCAGTCTTATTGTTTACTACAGGAACAACCCATACTTTTCTTTTTAAATCGAAATCTGTCTTTTTGGCTTTTCTGAGTTCGCCATTTCTACAACCAAACATTAAACATAGTTTTAAGAAAATTTTGTTTTTAGGCAAAATATTTGATTCTTCAATAGCCATCAAAACCATTTTAATTTCTTCATCAGAAAGAAATCTGGTTCCTCTATTTCGCTCAATGCCTAAATCTTCCTTGGCATAGATGTCAGATAAAACATTTACTTCAAGTAACTGTCTTTTTTTAGCCCACTTAAGAACCTGTTTTGCATTCGTTAAAACCCGATCTGCGATAGAAGGTACTTCATCAGCTAGTTCTTCAAGTAAAGCTAACCATTGTTGCAATGTAATTCTGTCAACTGGTAAATCGCCAACTTCAGGAATTACGTGTTGCTCAAAGGTATTCTTAATTTGTTGGGCGGAAGTTTTCTTCTTCAGGCAATAACTTTCATACCAATCATTAAAAACTTCTTCAAATGTGCTTGCATCGATATATTTTTGCTGCTGTACACGAACTTCAACTTTAGGGTTCATTCCTTTATCTAAAAGCGACCGCATTTCACCAGCTTTAATGCGTGCATCTTTGAGTGACATATGAGGGTAGGTGCCCAAGTCTAAGCGTTCAGCTTTTCCAGCAAATCGATATCTCAACTGGAATACAATTTTACCTTTAAGTGAGATTCTGACACTCATTGAATCCCGATCTGCTATTTCTTCAACTTTATCACGTGCCTTGCCGTTATTAGCTTTCAGCCACACTTCAGTTAAAGCCAT